CAGTCACCCAAAATCTACAGGCCACCAACTCGCCATGGCGAACTGCGCCGTCTTCTACACATGGCTCACCACCCATCAATGGACAAATTATCTTTGCGTCTTTAGCCATTAGTCTTTACTCGCTATGATGAAGTCATGGTATTTCAAGTTGTGCGAAAGTGTGTGCGAGTGTGAGCCGCCACCGCCAGTAGAAGTAGTGGTAATGTTTGCTGTTACTGGGGTGGCAGTTGATGAGTTAGGATTGTTTGAGTACCCATTATTGCTAGCTTGCGCATTTGCGGTGTTTGCTCTTGGTGTGTGTGCGTGACTTGGTATTTCTGTTGTTGCTAGAGTATGAGCACCAGTAGTAGTCTGAGCTGCAAACGTACTAAAAGCGACAGAGCCGCCAGAGCTTGCAGTGCCTGTAACGATACGCATAATGCTGTCATTCAATCCAGCGGTTGTGTCTTTAGTCCATCCTGTCGGTGCGGATGTTTGTTGAAATGACATGCGAGTGCCAGCAGCGAATCCTCCTCCCGGAGCTGTGCTAGTCCAATTTGTGCCATCTGATGTCAAAACATTACCACTTGTTCCCGGAGAAGTAATTCCAGTTCCCCCATTACTAGCAGGAAGCGTTCCGGTTATTTCAGAAGTTAGTGATACGCTTCCGGCTGTAAATGCAGATGTTCCATTTCCCTTTAGTACACCAGTTAAAGTGGTAGCTCCACTACCGCCAGAATTAACAGGAAGGGCAGTGCCAAGCGTTAAAGCTGGGAGGTAATCAATTGCTGAAACAACATCAGTGCCGTTGTTGTAAACAAATGTCTCAGCTCCGTTAGGTATTGTTACCCCAGTACCAGTAGAGTTCTTAACTATGATGCTTTGACCGCCAGTTGTGTTATTGGCAATCAAGTAAGGCTTCTCAATAGCTGGCACAACCAAGTTTCTAGTTACAGTTAAAGAGACGCTTGAGGTGACATTTAGCGCAAAATGACGAGCAACCTGCGTTGCGTTTGAATTTGAAAGGGTAAGGGTTAAGTCAGCATCAGACGCAAAGTTAGCATTTGCTAATCCAACTATTGCTTCTTCTAGGGCTGTTCCCAAGTTTGTATTGGTCGTTATGCCCCAAGTGCCTGACTGCTCGCCAGTACCTATAAGCTCTATTTTTAAATCAGAATATGTACTTGCCACGATTTACTCCTTTTGCGTTTAAGCAATTTTACTCCATTATCACAGAAAATATACACTTGTAAAGTTTAAACGTAAGCTGGTCTCCAGTCTTGCGTTTGGCTATCATCAACCAATGTCCAAGACTCAAATTGCTCATCATTAATCTCAATCCACACTTCTGCATAAGATATTTCTGCTTCTGCAGATACTCCTGTTACATAAACATCCATTAGGCTACCTTTCTAACTGGAGTCCAATCGTTGCTTTGGCTGTCGTCAACATCTATCCATGAGCCATCCTGACTGTCGTCAATTATCTGCCATATATTTACAAACGCAGTCGTTGCAACAGCTTGTACACCGGTTACATTAACTCTTGCACTGCCATTTACTATTAAATTGCCAACAAGTACGCTACCAAAAACACCTGTAACATTTAGGTTGGCCTTTCCTGATATTACAACTTGACCTAAATTGCCAGTTGTCTGAACGCCAGCAACATAAACGTCTGCATTAGCAGAAACTTCAACTGCTCCCACATCAATGGTTGCAAGCACCCCAGTCAAGCTAACTACTGCAGCTCCAGTTACCTGCTCTTCCCCTAGCTGTGTGGTTCCTACTACGCCAACTGGGTAAACTTCTATTTCTACGTTTACCTGAACGTCGCCAACCACACCAACTGCAGTTTCTCCTGTCACAAGAACTGTGGCACCAGCAGTGACTTCTTCTTCGCCTAATACAGTCAGGCCTTCTACGCCAGTTACAAGAACTACAGCAGAAGCTTCAATGGTTACATTGCCAGTTTGTCCAATAGCTTCAACTCCGGTAACAGGGACTTGAACGCTTTCTTGAACTTCAACCGTACCAGTTTCGCCTGTAGCCTCAACACCAGTGACATCAATGTTTGCAAACGCATTAACTGCAACATTTCCTGTCTGCCCGGTACCCTCAACACCAGTTACAAGCTCCTCAATTCCAACCCAAACTTCAACAGTTCCAGTTTGCCCTGTAGCTTCTACGCCAGTAAGTGTTACATTAGCTTTGCCTGATACTTGCTCTTCGCCTAACTGCCCTGTAGCTTCTACGCCAGTAAGTGTTACATTAGCTTTTGCATTTACTGCTACTGTCCCTACTTGTCCTTGCGCTTGCACTCCGGTGGGTTCTACATTTGCCTTGCCTGTAACTTGTTCTTCACCTAGCTGTCCGGTAGCTTCTACGCCAGTAAGTGCAGTGCTTGCTGAGGCATTGACTACTACAGTCCCAGTCTGACCTGTCGCTGCCACCCCAGTTACATCTACGTCAGCTTTTGTACCTGCACACTCATTCCAAGCACCTTCGCTCCATTCACCTCTCCCCCAGCCGCAGAAAAATATTATATCTACCGTTACATTGCCAACATTACCTGTTGCTTCTATCCCGATAACGGCTATGCTTGCCCCTGTAGATATAATAGAGTTACCAAGCTGCCCGGTCCCTTGAACAACTGTTACATCCACAGACACGTTTTCTATAGCCGTTACTGTAACTGTTCCGACTTGTCCCGTGCCTTCATTTCCTGTAACGTTTTCCGATACATTTTCTATCGCATTGACTGTGACTGAGCCGAGCTGACCTTCACCTTGAACGCCCGTAACAGCTGCGCTTGCTCCTATAGCTACGGCTACAGTTCCACTTTGCCCGGTGCCTTGTACCCCTGTAGCGGTCGTGTTTCCTACGCCAGTAACTGCGGCAGTTCCGGTCTCTCCAGTACCTTCTTCACCAGTTACATCAACCAACGTTGCTGAGTCTTCAAGCTGTATTACGATAAGCTGTGAGTCAGTAATGCCTGTCGATGTACCTGAAGACTCTGAATAATACCGAAGCTGATATGAGGTAGACGCTGTTGCTGGGTTCGCTACTACAAGCTGTGACCACATACCAGCTGGCAGGTCTATCGTGGTAGAGCCAGTTACAGGCTCCTGTTCTGTGAACGATATAAGCGCATTATTATCTTCAGCAATTATTGTTCTTGCTGAGTTTGATGTTGAGCTGTGGTCTCTAACGCATGAACCTAATACGATATGCGGAACATCAACGGTGCTGATAGTGCCTGTTTCTGACCTAGTCTGCGGAGCGTTAGATGTGGTCGTAGCTCTAGCGCGGTCATTATCTTGATAGAACGCTGGGAAATCATCAAGCCTAAGTGCAACTAATGCAGCTCTTCGAGAATATGCCGTGCCTGATGTAGTAGAACTTCTAGCCCATTGAACCGTTGCAGACTGCGACCCAGATAGCCCTGACAGATATATTGCATGCATGCCGGGATAGTAGCTATTAGCATCTTTTGGTCTGGCTGTTGTTACCCCATAGTTAGTGCTGGAATGCACGAAGCGCGTTATCACTTCACCCGATGTAGAGTTAAATCTATATTCGGCTGAACCTATTAGCAAATAGTCACTTGTGGATGGTGGTGACCAGTTAAGCGTTAAAGCAGTGTTAAAGGTTGTAGTGGTGTTGGTCTGGTCAGCAGTGCTTTCATCATAGTGGTCATCGGCTTCTAGCTTTAAAGCTAAAATCCTAGCTTCTCGAATGCCTGCCGTATTACCAGACTCTGCACTCCAGTTTATTGTCAGCGTTACCGCTGAAGGCGTAGCACCAAATGTTTCATGTTCTAGCCCAGATACTGGATTCCAGTCGGTTGTATCTTGGTCTTCTATATTGCCCGCAGCAATTACAGTAGAGCCTGTCTTAAGATTGACTCTTACGTCACTAGATGTGCTGCCAGAACTTACTTGCGCCGACCATATATAGACATATTCACTGTTGGCATCAGGCGTGAACGTGAGGGTGACCTTCGTCTGGTCAGAAGACGATGTAGTGGTCTGCGCCCCTGTGGACTCAGCGTAATGATAAATACGTGACGTCATTTATATTTATTCAAAATTAAAAAAGGGGCGTGGTTAAGCGCCCCTTTTGTCATCAACACGATACTTCCTTATTACGCGATACGAATGATTGCGTTGGAAGCGTCTGCTGCAGGGAACACGATAGTAAAGTCACCATTGGTAGAAGTTTTATCTCCACCAAAAGCCAGCACAGCAACTGCACGGTCAGAGTTTGTGCTGTTGTAAATCAGCGCACCGTTTGCCGTGATTGTTGCTGCAGACCATGTAGTATCAGCAAAGTCAGTAAATGCTGTAGTGCCAGATGATGTTGGTGTTACAGCTGACAAAGTATTGCCGCCAGCAGTATAGTTACCTGTAGATGCAACTTCATTAGAAGTTGTATATGCAGTAGTGCCAGCACCAAGGGTTGCGCTAGATGTATAAAGCGCAATCTTAAAAGTGTTTCCACCGGGATTATCAAAGTCGTGCAGAGCCTGAAGCAGCTCTTGTTTAAACGACGTACACATTGCTTGAGAAATAGCCATTTGTTGCTCCTTAATCTAAAAGTTTAATCAATTCGGGGTGTCCTGCATCCCGAAGTCTTGCTGCAATTGTTGTCTGATTAGATTTAATTGCCTCTTCCATGTAGAACACCAGAATCTTCCTGATATTCTCCCGAAACGCTTCTGCTTGTTCGGTAATGTGTGGATGGCTTTTTCCACCCACATAAATAATTTTATCTAAAGCCCGCTCTGCAACCTCTTCCGGAGTAAAGCCTCTGTTGTTAGTTGTTAAAATAGCAACTGAGCCACCTAGAAGAACGCCTTTGTCTGTATATTGCATCATCTTATTGGTACCCTTATCTGCCCTGTTCTATATGCGTCTGTTCTGTTTTTGCCTTCGCCCAACTGTTTAAGCAACATTAGTGCTTCATTGTAGCGAGCGGTGTACTGCCCGACAACATCTTGGTCAGACTCTTTCATAAACGCAGCTGCCTCTAGTAAAGAGCCATACAGCAATGCGGAGTCAAAATTATCACCAAGCCATGATGTACCTGCGGTCACGATTGACTGTGGGTAGTAGTAATAATGAAGCTCTACGCCATAGTTTTTATCGGGTGTAGGACCAAGAATAAATGTATTTTGGTCAAACTGACCGTAGTGCGTAGGCTTTCCTGTCACGCCGGGGAAAGGAAATGCTTCACGGATGAAGTTCACATCCTTGTCTAGCAGATACTCATACTCTGATGTATCAGGGTCTACGACAGCCACAGAGAACGTGGCAAGCCAATCTTGCGGAAGCGTTAAATACTTGTTGCTCTGTGTGACAGTGCCTGTGACATTACGACGCAATGCAGGAAGCTGCACGGAATTGTATATGCGCTGCTCCGCTTCTTTTACAAACGTGGCAATCTGGTCTGCGCTAGTAAAATCGCCTACCGTCGAAGGAAAAGCGTTTTCAGCGTAGCCCTTGATTGCAGCAACAAGTTGAACGTAGTTCATAGCTTACCCAAGCTTCTTACTAGAATGAGTGCCCTTAGTTGCTGCACCAGTACCACGAGTCTTTACAACTTGCGTATTAGGCACGTTGTTTGGATACCCACAGTTGTTTGCACCAACCGGAATAGGTTTGTTTTTTGGTGTCTTTTCCATTATCGACTCCTTGAAGAAGAGCGCTGGTTAATAACCTTTGCCATGTTACGACCATACTTGCCCATGTTTGCGTTAGTCTTACCGCCCTTTGCATGCATAGCAACTTCATGCTTCTTTACGGCTTTCTTAGCAACCTTTTCCATGAGGGGCTTGTCTTTCTTTGCATCTGAATGTTTCATCATTATCTCCTAAGTAATTTCTACCGTTACAGTACCAACTTCTGCTATCGCAACTAAGTTGTTTTCTAAACCATACAGGTTCAACGGGTCGTTTAAACCTACAGGATTCCAGCCCCATTGTATAATGCGACTGCCCATAGTGGGAACTCCAGTTTGGTCAATATCTTGACCTGTACCATTTATTAGCTGCAACCCGTTTAAACCTGCCTGAAAATAGCTTTGGTCTTTCCTTGGGTTTCTCACTGCCTGCGGGTCATCCACAGGGTACATACCCAGTTGTAACTGAGGCTGGTCAGGTTCCCAGCAATCTGGGCATACCAATATATTGACCTTTTTGGTCTTAATGACCAGAGCCTTCAGTTCCTTTAATGGAAACCTAAAGCCACAACGGTCGCACTCCGCGATAGAATGCTTTGCAGATGCGAATCTGTTTGCCATTACCTAATTTTTCCACGTGTTTTACCGCGTTTAGCGCATCCATCACCTCGCTGAGATGCTGACTTTAATTTTACTACTCCACCTTTTTTAAGTGGCTCCCATGCTTCCTTTTCTGCGTTATACCGCTCTACATCCCTCTTGCGGACAGCTCGTTCGGCGGGCACTTTGTCTTTAGGTATCCGAAGCGTTTCCTTTGGGCCGGGTTTTACTTCATCTACAGCTGTGAAGTATTTCTGCGC